TAAGTCCATAATTTTAGTATTGTTTACAGTATTTTTTAAATTTTGTGAAATTTTGTCATTAATTTTTTTTAGAGCAGAGGCTTGCCCCTTGTTAGATTCAGAAACTTCTTCATCCTTTGACTCTTCTTTTTCGTATTCATTGCTTATAACTCCTTTGACATTAGCGGCTGGCTTCATAGTAAAACCGATGCCCAAAGGATATACGTTCCCAGTTATTAACCTGTAAACTGGTCGACCATCTTCAGTCATTCCTTTTCCGCCAAAACCCTTCAGCATACCTTTCATTTCATCAACCTTTTGAGGATCGGAAATTATCTCTGCGTCCTTTAGATTTTTGCTTCCTACCGCTATTTGATATTCACTAAATCCAATTTCCCAGCTAGCGGAAACGGTGTTATGCAATTTACTTTTTGGGTCTGTGCTTTTTTGTAGGGTGTCAAAGAACTCTCTATCTACTGTTTTGTATACAACGGCGCCGAGAGCTATATTGAAGGGATTTGTTTCTTTGTCGTCCACATTAATCAATAATGTGCTATCTGAATAATCACTAAAACCAGCATTAACTATATGACCTACAACCTTTTGTTTGTTGTGCTCTATATTTGTAGGCTTATGTATGAATTGTTGAACAGATTCGATAGCTGTTTTAGTATCAATTCCGTCTCCGTTTTTATTGAACTCATTAACAACGGCGGCATTAAAAGCCACGCCCATAAGATCAATGTTCTTTTCTAGATCAACTGAATCTGGGATCAGACTTCTCAGGTTTTCTATGTTAGCTTTACTAACGCCAATTCCCGCAATTTCTTCGCAGGCGTTAATTTCGAATTCAAAAGTTGTAGTATATTTATGCATCCTCTTCTTCAGCATAAGACTTTGAAGCCTCACCTTCTTTTTTCATCTTTTCAAGGATTGCTTTTTGCAAAGCTGGTGGCAATTTCTTTTGCTTGTCCGTCAAACCGCCTTCGCCAACTTCATTCATCATCGCTCTCATCTTGCCGTACTGACCTGCGCAAGCTTTGATGGTTTGCTTTTCGTCCATGTCGCTTGTATCAGTTAACTCCTTGTCTTCCATAGCACAAACACTCATGTAAGACTTGTACATAGCCTCCTCTGTCTCGCTATATTTTTTAGCGATAGATATTTCAATATCTCCGCTCGAACGATCAATGTTGGCTACTAGTGGGGTTTTAATTTGTTTCATAATTTTTTGAATGATATAAGATTGCTGATGGATAAATTTCTAACTTATGAGACTCTGAAATGTTTAATATATCTTCCATAGCTCCAAGTTTCTCTATTTCGTTAAAATCATTTACACAAGAAACGAGACTTTCTGTCCAATTTTCTTTATGCGAGGCGCATACAATAGACTCGCACAACTTGCTTACCATTTTTTCTTGACCTTCATTAAGAGAATCCGTATTGTATATTTCTAGCATTTTTTCTTTCGCTAAAGAGTTCAAAGCTTCGACTTCATAAATTGTAGCTTGAATACCTTCTCTAGAAAATTCATCTTTCGACCCTTCTGGTCTACCAGCCATACCTCTATCTGGTTTTTTAGAATCATTTGGTTTTTCGGAGCTTTCGCCATTAATCATGGGAACACCTCCAACTATTGGATTAAAATACCCTTTCTCTCTTTGTTCAACGAACTTTTTCTGAGCGCCCTCCAACTCTTCGGCGAGAGGAAATCTTCCAGTGTTGAATAACTCCATACCTTGCTCTGCAGTAATAACTCCAAGCTCCATAAGTCTCGTAGAAACTCTCATGAGCTGCACTTCATCACGGAGGTCAATGTCCTTAAATTTTACAGTTGGATAGGATCTAAATCCTAAATCTTTTGCGATTCTTCTAATTTCTGGCTGCAAGAAGTCTTGAATAAATGCTTCGCGAGCTTCTTTCAATCTATCTAAAAATACTCTAGCTTTAATTTCTGCACCGTTATATTTGTCGTCGTTAAGAATGATATTTTGCAATCCTTCTTTAATGTCTTTATTGATAACTTCGTATTTTCCTGGACCGACAACTTTATTAATATCTGGTATAACAAAGTCCGCCTTTGTTGTATAGTCCGAAACCAACACTCTTCCAACTGATTCATTTTGAAAAAGCTTTTGCATAGCCTTAACATTGTTTGGGTTGATTCCGCCCTTGTCTGGCTCTGCTCCCATAGTGATCATAAGAATCACATTCTCAACAGTTCTCATGATAGCTTGATCCATCTTCTTCATTTCAAGCTTGGCATTGATGTCTTCAAGAACTGGGTAACCAAACGGAATAGCAAACGGCTCATAATCCTGCTTCTTGTAGAAGCTGTAAGAAATCTTTTCGTTTTTCAGATTAATTTTTAGTCCATCTTTAAAATAAGCCCCATCCTTAATTTGCTTCTTTACTTCTGGGTCTAGGGCCTCGAACACCTCTTTATCATAATCATTCTTAGGGTTCGATAATCTTTCCATATCAAACTCAGAAAGAATCTTGGCATACGCCCCATCCTTTGTATTAAAAACCGTGCTCCTTTTGGCTACAATTTCGAAAGGATTTAGAACGATATACTTGAGAGGGAATTTGTTTAAAGAAGGGCCTTCGGAAATGTTTTGTGAAAACTTCTTGTAATCATCTAAGCTAAACTTTCCATCAATTCGGTACAAGAAAATATTACCACTTCTATAGTATTCTCTGAAGTATTGATCTTTAAGATCCCAAATCTTGATTCTATCTAAGAGCTTTTCAAAAAAGTTTCTTGATGTGGCGTTCCCTCCCTCCAAATACAATTCGGCATTAGCAAACTCTGACATCATATCAATAGTATTTCTAAAAATAGGCACATTCGCATATGCTTTCTGACAAAGCTCAATAGCTTCTCTAACATTTATGCCATCAGATGAAATTTCGTAAGGAAGAAGCCCTCCTCTAATTTGACTATATTTGTTAAGCGGGCTAGTGACAGACGATCTGTTGATTCGACTTGAAGTGTTTGATGACGAGAGACCGCTTATGGAGCCAGATCTATTATACGACCCATGGGAAACATGATAAGACTCTCCCATTGTTGCTGGTTCTACGCTTTCTTGAGCCTCTGAAATCTGTGGAGAGATTTTCGTAAATTTGTTCCAATAGTTGGATTTCTTATTATATTGTCTTTTTGCCATAACCTATTATAAAGTTAATTACACTTTTAAAAGTGACTTTGTTAACTTTTTTATATAAACATAGGTGTGAAGCCCGCAGCGCTTTCTTCTGGAAGATTCATCATATCGTAATATATATTCATTCCCCAGTTGCCCAGTACTATGGCGGAATAGGAGTCCTTTCGCGGCCTATCTACTCCTTTTTGTCTTTTTAAATTACTTGGTAAATCAAAGCTTTGTGTACCGCCAGCGGAAGAAGTGACTTGTATAAGTGCGCATTCTGCTTTGGTAAGATCAATCATATCTTTTTGATGTTCAATAAAATCGATCATTTTAGCGCCTACATTCTTTTCGTCTTCGTACTTCGAGAACTTTAGTTCTTTAATTGGTATTTTTTTAGCTTTTTGCATTGAATAATTGTCGTCCATTGCTGTAGCGGCAAAGTAGAGTTTCTTTCTATCGAAAGCTGTTTGTAACATTTCGTTCGCACTTCTGATCCAGTTAGACACTGGCTTTCTTAAAATACATATAGTGTTACTGCTTTTGTTATAACCTCTTCTAGCGTCCCTCAAATCTTTTTCATAGTCGTGCGGGTTATCCAACTTTGGATCGAAAACGCCTATTTGAAGTTTTTCTTTTTTAAACATGCTGCTTTCGTTACATGAGTTTATAAACTGAACGCCTCCATTGTAGTCTCCCACAATCATAATAATATTAAAATTATCTAAAATATATTTGAAGTAGGTCATATGTTTTTTTAGATTCGTGCCAGGAAGAGCATAGCTATGAACAACCACACCTTTCTTTTTTTCGGGCAGTAACTTTATAACTTGTATAGCAAAGTCGTCAGATGTTTCTGATTCGGACCAAGAGGGGTCAAACGCCATAATATATTCTGCGTCTTTTTCTCCAGCCACTTCAACAGCAGGAGATTCGCCATCTTCAATCGTGCATTCTGCCATTTTGCTTATCTTAAAATAACCAGCACTGTCATCGGTGAATTGGGCATTAAACTCTCTATCAATCTGAGACTGACTCATTGTGCCCCTCGCTTGAGAGATTAAATTTTCATCATACAACGCCTTCGGGGCGCAATCGTAACTAAACTGCATAATACACCTTCTGCCTTGGTTTTTTGCCCCAGGGTTAAAGATCATATTTTCATAGGCTTGATACATTTTGTAGAGATACTCAAACTTATAGGATGCAGAAGACAGCCCAATCATTTTATTAGATGGCCATTCAGTTCTTTCTTCTTCTGTCATTTTTCCAGCCTCGATCATAGCATCTTCCGCATCTTTAATTTTCTGTCTCTCTGTTGGATTCTCCACGACAGCCAGGAAAGGCATAATCACTTCATTCAAAACTTTTTCTGGCATAAGCAGAAGCTCATCAACAATAATGCGCTGGAAACGGAAACCACGAAGCTTTTCTCCATCACCAAGAGGCAAGGCGGTAATGCGACTCTTGCCAATTTGCATGGACCATTCATCGTTGGACTTACTTACTTTGCCAATGCATTGTCGAAATAATTCTGCTTTAGGGTCTTGAGATATATCTTCTATTTTACGAAAGATCATCTTAGACTGTCTAAATGATTTTGATATAATACCAATGTGGACGCCTTGATTCATCATAGCGTCTAACAGAGCGAAAATGCCAGTAGAAAAGGACTTGGACATACCACGAGACCATATCCCCAAAAAGTAGTCATTCTCCATCATGGCCTTTACTGCCATGTGCTGAAACGGGAACAATTCTATACCAGTAAGCAATTCCGTGGTAAAGGTCACATTTTCTTTGAGGAATTTATACAACCAAATTTTTGCTTGCGTATCCTCTAGGTAGCCCTCAAGATCCATGACCTGTTGATTGATTGGTTCTCTATTTAACCGTTTTTGATTTCCTATATCCCAACTCATCTTTCTTCCTTATCTAAAAAATATTGAACATCTACGTCCCAAAGCTTTTGGCCCATACATAATAGTTTAGGTATGATCTCTTCGCTGTGATTCCTGCTATCTGTAAATACAAATTGGCAATGACCCGCGAACTCGTGTTGGATAGAAATTAAGTTAGAGAAGACCCAGCCTAGCTTAGGAGCTCTTCTTCCTTTCGAGAACACAGCTTCTTTTTCTATTGCTTTTAAAGATTTCTCTACAACAATATACATATAACTATCTAGTTCCACACATCTTTGCATTTCTCTTCTAAACCTATCCACTTGCCCACCAAAAGTTGATAAAAAATCGCCAGCGCTTTTTCGATCTACAAATGTATTAGTAAAATCATCTCCACCCAGAGTGTAATCCCCAAAGTCTAACTTTAAAATTGACGATTTATTAAACTCCAATGGTTGTTGCTCTCTGGTATCAATCAACACTTCGACATCTACATTATCATTAAATTCTTTGGGCATGCCCTTATCAAATATAGGCTTTGCCCCCATAGCTTCGCAAGCTTGAGTGTATGTTCCAAAGTGTTTTTTGTAAGCGTCTAAGTTTGGTAACTGCCTCTTGAGCAGCTCTAAATAGAATGGGGCGTTTTTATATTTTTTTCTTTCTATCCTTCTCTTGCCTAATTCAAGTATATAATCCTTAACCTCTTCATCTGGTGCAGACTCGCACCACTTTACGAGTTGTGACCTATTGATAAAATCATTTGCGAAGTATTCGTCTTTTTTCTTAAAGGGCAACGGGTTACCATTTAACTTATTAAATCGTGGATAATGTTTAACATAATAGTCAGCCACATACATCTTATGCGCCTTAAGATGAGCATGTAGACTTTTTTCTGCCTCGAACTCGACCCCACATTCTTTACATTTATAGGACATCTTCAATACCTATTCCCAAGACACGAGCTTTCCAGGCCGCCATGCCTTCTAGCTTTTGAGCCTCTTTTTTGATTACTTGTTTTTGCATTTCCACAATGCGGACCATATTTTGCCTTTCTTCCTCTTCTTGAAAAAGCTGGACAATGGAGAGAAACGATGCTGTATCTTTTTGTTTGCTAGCTAAACGTGCTCCACGATCTCCTTGAAGTTTCTTTGTTAAATTTTCAATACGAGTTTCGCACTGGTGATACTCTGAGCTTTTCGCTTTAATAATTTCAGCTAGTCTGATACTCATCTCGTCTTGATCGTCTGCAGACTCGAACATATCGTTTAGTTTTTGCAGATGAGAAGTAATAAGCTCTAGGTTAATAATTTCCTTACATACATTCATGTAAAGATTAAGTTCGTCTGGCGTTAGGTCTGGCTTATCCCAAGTTAGTCTGATAAATTCCTGTTCGAATAGCTCCTTGTCTCTAGAATTAATATAGTTATTTACGATGGCTACAAATCTTGAGTTTGATAAATTAATTCTTAATCTATCACAACAGGTGCGCTGATTTCGCGACATTTTGTTTTCTTCTAATCCGTATCCAGTTGAGTCATTAATTTTTTTGATTATTCTTGAAATAGCCTGTGGTGAAGCGTAAGTTGCTGAAGGCCCATCTGCTGGAGCTTCCCTGTCTTGACCTAGGATGTCATTTACAGCCCTCCACTCATTACTCAGTCTCTTTACTTCTTTATTGAAAAGAACGTCCGCAATTTGAGATGTGTTAAAACCTTCGACTTCCATCTCTAAAATCTTTTCAACTTGATCCTCTGAGAGTGTTACGTCATCTGACTTTGGCCGTTTTGTGGTTTGGGCTTTTAAACCATTCTTAGCTAAAAACTTACTAACTGCACGACCCTCCTTAGACCTTCCGTCCAATAAATCATCTTCAAAAACTTTTTTTGTTATATTAATGATATTAGGATCATTGTTAAACATATCCAAGGTCAATTCTTTTTGCTCGTCAGTTAAATCCATTATACTATATCCTTTTCGCTTATTATTTGCTTAGCTTTTTCGTGAAATATTTTTTTTAGATTTTTTATCTGTTTATAACCTGCGGAACGTTTTTTTTCATTTGTTTTAAAACCCAAATACTTTGCTACCTCTTCTTCTGTGCAATTATTTATGAATAACATTTTAAATGCATTAAAATGTCTTGTACTTAGATGTGGCCTCATCTCCTCCGATAGTCTTATAGTTGCAGAGTCTAGATCTAAGAAGTTGTCTTTTTTTTCGTGGATTTCGTAGATATGATTTTCCATCGTAACTGCAAGTTTTATATCGTAAGCCGACTTTTTACTTTGTCGCCATTTTGTACAAATTGGACATGTCAATGGATCGTGATCACTTAAATGCTGGTCTGGACACGGATTCACATAATTACCATAATGGTTTCTTAATAAATTTTTAAATTGATTAGATACTACTCTACTAAGCCACGGCTCTACTGGTTTCGATTGATCCCATAGGTGCCATTTTTTATAAATATGTGCCATGATGACTTGCTTAATGTCATCGTAATCGATATATGTAACTGCGTCTAGATGCCACTTGCAACGTTTTCTCTCTAGAGCAGCTTCAATTTCCTTGAGCTTTTCTTCAAATGAGTACATTACAATATGTCGTCTAGCTTCTTTATATTAGTTTTTCTTTTTTTGGGCGGTGACTTGCCTCCTAGTGATCCTATGGTTTGTTGGATACTAGCTCCATAATCTTCTATCTCGTACTCTAGCTTAGAAATGTCTGGTACAAATTCGGCATCAGTTTCATTTTCGCTTAGTGCCTTAGATTTCCTTAAAGTTTCTACGTTTCTGTTTAAAGGCTTAGTCTCGTTTTGCGCAACTCCCATTGGAGATCCGCAATTAGGACAAAATTTAGGTGGACTAAATTTGTATTCGTGTTTGGCGCCACATTCTGAGCAATACTTAATCATGCTTTATTATAAGTTTAAAAATAATTTTTTAAATTTTATCTTCCAGTTTAGCTACGATAAATTTAAGTATTTCACTTCTTTTTATATCTTTGTTTGTAAACTTTACACAATGGATTCCATTTTCTTTAGACTCTTCATCGTCGAATGCATCAAATATTTTTGAAAAACCACTTGCCTTAATATCACTCTGCATCATGTCTCCGCAGATAATTATTTTTGATTTTTCTCCGATTCTCGTTAAAACGGTCAAGAGTTCTGCATGTGTGAAATTTTGAGCTTCATCTACTATAACAATTCTATCATTCCAATTAGCCCCTCTAACAAAATTGACTGGCATGCATTCAAATTGTTTTTTTTCTCTAAGGGTTCTTATATCTTGAATTTCTAGCATCTCTTCCAGTTTGTCATAAAATGGAGAGGCAAACACTCCAAATTTTTCATCTATAGATCCTGGCAAGGATCCAAGGCTTCTTTGAGAGCTCTCAGCTATGCTTCTGACGTAGAGTATATCTTTTTCGAGGCCTGAGTCTATTATGGACTGAAGGGCACAATAAACAGCCATGTAAGTTTTTGCCGTGCCAGCTGGACCAGCCAAAAACATTAACTTGGTATTTGAGTCTAAGGTTGTTTTTAAAAGATTTACTTGATTTTCAGTAAATTTAAATTTGCGCTCCTTAAACCTTATTTTTTGGTTTAATTGTTTAAATTCTAATTTTGACATTGCATTTCTTTAAGATATCTTTTTAACTGCCCAAGTATGA